CCAGGTTCAGTTAACTCAATGGTGCCTACGGGTGACATGGGTGGAATCATGGGAACCCTAGGAACAATTGTTCGTCCTGCATTTGGACCTTACGTTACAACGCCGCTCAAACTTCTTAAGGACCTAAAGTTCCCACACGAAGAATGGGCTAACAACATTGTTAAGAACATTATTGGTGAGTACGCCAACAACTCTACAATGCAGCAGAACCTTTTGCCTTCTTCAACACTAAACGGCATGCTACAAATTATGGACGACGTGGTCTTTAAAAACCACAACGGTACTGTTGCCTCAGTTGAAAATCAAATTATTACTGACTTGTCCGAGCAGATGCACAAACAGTTTAGAGACGAAGTTGAGTCTTACCTAAGCAGAAGTGACAAGTGGAATAGTTACGATAAGGGTACAAGAGAGCACCTTATTAAGAGTGTGTCTAACACATTGTTTGCTAACTGGACTGCTGACAATGCGGCACAGGCCAAGTTCCTAGAAGAGGCTCACTCTAAGGCAGTGATGATGATTGCCACAAAGACTATTCTTAACTTCTTTAGTCCTCTTGCCCTTTCTCTTAACGCCACATACTCTGGTCTTGCAGACTTAGACAAAATTATGGCTGAAAAGAACAAGGACGGCACACCTAAGTACACGGCCTACGAAGCCATGGACGAATACAACAAGAGACACCCGAACAACATCTACGACCTTACGGCTCACACATCAAGTCCTTACGGTCACTTTGACGAAACAAAATTTACGTTTGATTTTGTTGAACAGAACATGGGCTTTGTCAACAAGTACAAGTATGCATCAGCAATGATTCCTGACCGCACTTCACCACAAGACGCACATGCCGCTTCGTTGGAAATGCGTCTTGGTCTTCGTGCACGTATGACTCCAGATGAGATGATTGTTCAACGTGACATTACAACTGGTAACGATTGGTATTACAACGACGCACGTTTCTACATGCTTCAGAACCCAATGTATTCGTACGATGGCAAAACGCTTAATGGCGAAGGAATCAAAGTAATGGGAGATATGGCTAAGGGTTACGGTAAACTAAACCCTAGTTGGTACGCTTCTTTTAAGGGTGAAGAAAAAAACAGCACTGCTCTTAAGGTCTACGACGAAATGAACAAGATGTTGCAAGACCCTGAAGTTCTTAACCCATTGAATGGTAAGGGTGGAAAAATTATTATTCCTCCTGAACAGTACATGCAATTTGTTGCTTTAAACAAAATCTACGATAATAGTGCGGCACAAATTAACGCAGAGTACAAGGTTAACCCTTCTGCTGCTTCTGAAATGCAAAACAAATTGTACGAAACGCTTCTTGCTGTTTCCCAATTAAAAGAATTTTCATTAGCGTCGTACTACATTACTTCGTGTCTTTTGAAGATGCCTACTGTATTCGTACCTGGAAGATAAGGAATAAAATGCCAGAAGAAAAAGCAACCCCTACCAAAGCGGCACCAGCAAAAGCAACTGCGGCTAAGAAAGAACCAGTGCCTACGGCAAAAACAATGGAAGACATTGCCAACCGTTACATGGTTCCAATTACCAAAGATGTTATTAAAGTTCTTGCCAAAGAACTTACACCTGAAAAGTTAAATCTTTTTGAAGAGTACATGAAGCAACAGGCAATGGGTTTATACCCTACGCTTGCCAAGCAGATAGAACAGGGGATGCCTACACGTGCGCTTATTGAACCATACCGTCAAGTGGGCAAGCAAGTTCTTGGACAAAACTTTGAACCTGATTTTGTTGGCGACCCTAAATCTGCTGCAGCACTTCACGGACATGTCGATGAAGCAACAGGGCGACCAGCACCTATGCCACTCCACAAATGGAAAGAACACCTTATGAACGAGCGTTCATTTGGTTGGGAATACACACCTGCCGCACACGAAGCAGCACAGAAAGTAACTTCAGCACTTAACGAAGGATTTATGAAGCCACCTGCACAAGGAGCGTCAGAAGGAATACAAGGAGCACAACGATGAAAACTGCAAGAAAGAATACCCCTGCCAAGCCAAAGGTTTTAATAGACCAAGCACAACTTGACGCATATGTTTCAGGTATAGTAGGAGCAGGACAAAGTGCAGGTTTAACTGGACTTGTAACTGTTGGTCAAATGGATGCAACGTCTCTTCAATTGTACGGAGTTCCAAAGCAATACATAGCGGCGTTTCTTGCTGACATTAACCCAAAACTTAAAGCAGGTGTTTACAGTGGGTCAACAATTAGCGCAAGTAAACTTCAAACTGCTATTGAAGCATCAGCCGGTAAGGTAGCAGGTAGAAATTCAGACCAAATTCTTAATGCTTTTAAATCTCATTTTGGTATTAAAAAAGATTCGACTAGTACAACTGATGGTTGGGGCCGTCTTGCAACTAGTATTACAAAAGCGGCTGGTGTTTGGGCAATTGCCTCTTCACCAGGAACAGCAGGAGCACCTAACGTTGTTGGTGCGTTTGTCCCACCAAAGACTACAGGAACTCCTAGTTCCCCCGGTGGTGTATCTGCACAAGCCGCAGCCGAAGTAAACGCAAAGGCTTCAGCCCAGGTATCCGCTTATGACACAGTTCTAAATACCCTAGACTCATGGGGTATGGCACCTAAGAAGCCAGAACCACCTGCCAACAAGAACGACGCTGCTGCTATGGCTGCTTACAACCAGCAACTTCAAGCGTTTAATGCAGACGAAAGCATTATTGGCACTGTAAAGAACATGGTCTTTGGAGCATCTAGTCAACAAGTAAACAGCAAGATTCTTTTAGATTACGTTCGTGGTACTGCCGCTTACCAAGCCGCTTTCCCTGGTCTTACAGAACGTAATACAAAAATGGGTCTAGCACAGCACATGACAGAGCAAGACTACATGAACTATGTTTCTTCTATTCATGGCACAGCACAGCAGTACGGCATACCTAAACTTGACAACAAACAGATTGCTGCCCTTGTACAAAACGATGTTTCTGCTGCTGAGTTTAATGAGCGTGTGACTAAAGGTTACACAGCCGCTATGAACGCTGACCCAGCAACTCGAGCACAATTGGCCAAATTTGGCGTTAACACCAGTGACCTTGCCCACTACTACCTTGACCCTAAAAATAGCCTAACCAAGATTGAACAAGCCACGGCTGCAGCCACACTTGCTGGTTACTCTCAGAACGTTGGTCTAAGGGGTATGAGTGAGTCTGGTGCCCGTGAATTGGCCGATAGGGTCAACCTAGGAGCAGGGTCAGCCTACGGTACTATGAGCATGGCAAGTGCCCAAAACGCCCTTCTAGGTGCCTCTCGTGACGTTCAGTTGACAGCCGCAGCCCCAGGTTCAGGCCGTCAAACTGTGACTACAGACCAACTTATTGGTTCACAGGTGGCAGGCTATGGCGGTACTAACCAAATAGCCGAGCAAACCCAGGTAGCAAGGGCAGAGCAATCAGCCACACAACAATTCTCTAAGGGTGTAGGGTACGCTGAAAACGGCCGTGGAGTTACAGGTATAGGTTCGGCTAAGTCGTAACATTCATCATTTGAGTGATACAATATTCATAGATGGTTGGCCCTATGTGGCCGTAGGTGCGCTAACTATCTAAACCCGCTTTGGAGGGCATGACCAAAGTGCGTACAATAGTGCTGAAAATTATCCGCTTTATTAACCTCTGGTAAAGTGCGTACCGCAAGGAGCGACTACATGGCATACGATGACGAATTAGATTACGAAGTTGAAACTGAAGAGCGTCAACCGCTAGACCCGAATATTCGGAAGCAGTTACGTGAAGCAGAAAAGGCTCGTAAGGAATTAGACAGTCTTAAGGCAGAACTAGAAACGCAGAAGCGTGAAGTTCAGTTTTCAAAGGCTGGCATTCCAGATTCAGGATTAGGTCAACTATTCCGCAAGGCTTACGATGGAGAATCTTCGCAAGAAGCAATCCAAAAAGCGGCGATGGAATATGGCATTCTCCAGGCTCCAGAAGAGCCGTCAACGGATGACTCGGAACTTGCGGCTTTACGCAGAGCGCAGGGTGCAACTATTGGGACTACAGGCGCAATGCCAGACCCCCAGCAAATGTACCTTGAAGCACTTGCAGCAGCCACTACTCCCGATGAAGTCATGAAAGTCGTTGAAGGAGACACCGGGACAAAACTCGGTATGTACTCTTCTCGCGGTGCGTTCTAAGCCTAAACAACTTACAACCCACTAACAAAAGGAGTTAACCAAATGGTTGACGCATTTACAGGTCAGAGCACCCTTGACTTTTCAAAGGCCGCTTATGACCGCATGGCATATTTTGCACTACGTCCAGAACTATACTTTGACGCTGCGGCTGACGTTCAGCCAACGCACCAGAGCATGCCTGGAGCATCAGTTGCATTTACAATTGTTAACGACCTAGCAATTCAGGCTTCTGCTTTGACTGAGACAACCGACGTTTCTACTGTCGCTCTTTCAGACTCACAGATTACTCTGACACTTGCTGAGTACGGTAACGCAGTACTAACCACAGCCAAGTTGCGTGGCACATCATACGTAGACATTGACCCACTCGTAGCCAACGTAGTTGGATACAACGCTGGAGTTTCAATTGACACAATTGCACGTGCTGCACTTGACCAGGGAACAAACGTACAGTACGCATCAGGTCTTGGAGCACAGACTCTACAGACTTCTGTAACTGCACGTTCAAGCGTTGCTGCAGGAAACACAATCTCATCACTTGACATTCGTGTTGCTCGTGCTCGTCTCCGTTCACAGAACGTTCCAACATTTGGCGGAATGTACGTTGGTTACATCCACCCGGACCTTGTTGCAGACCTTCAGGGAGAAACTATTTCAGGTTCAAACATCCAGGGATGGCGTGCACCACACGTATACGCTCAGCCAGGTGAAATCTGGACTGGTGAACTCGGTGCTTACGAAGGTGTTCGTTGGATTGAAACACCACGTGCCCCAGTGTTCGCAGGTGCAGGTTCTTCAAGCACAAACGTTTACGGTACTATGATTCTTGGTCGTCAGGCTCTTGCTAAGACGTACTCAACAATCGATGGTAACGGAGCGTTCCCACACGTTGTCCCAGGTCCAATCACTGACCGCCTCCGTCGTTTTGTACCACTTGGTTGGTACTGGCTTGGTGCTTACGGAATCTTCCGTCAGGCTTCAATCATCCGACTTGAGTCATCGTCACTACTTGGTTCTGACATTGGTACAGGATTTGTTCCACCAATTGACATGGGCGAAATTACAGGTGGTACTTCTGCTATTAGCGCTGTTGCGTTTAACAACCCTGGAACTGGATTTGCTACATACTCTGTAGCATCAGTTGCTGGAATCACAACAGACGAAACTGTAGTTGTATCAGGCGCTACAACAGCAGGAATCAACGGAACATTCGTTGTTACTGCTGTAAACCCAACCACCAACACATTCACAGTGGCAAACACATTGTCATCGGGAACTGTTGGTTCAAGCGCTATCGTAACAATCCCAACAGCGTAGTAATACTAGGTAAGAGACAAGTATGCCGTGGCCTTTTGCGTGTGCCCATTGTGGTGGACGTGACGTTCAGCCCCTCGTGGACGAGATTCAATGTCTCGTCTGCGGCGGGTTGACCGACAGGCACGGTGTACTTGTCTCACGCTTAGATCAATTCACTTCCGAGGAAAAACTTTAATGACTATCCCAACAGGACACGGACTCACAATGGGTATTGAATCTGCTAACTCAGCAGGTACACCACTCCCAAACCGAGTAACACGTGCAAAAATGAACGAT